ATCTATGGTATATGTACCATAAAGGTAGTAAAGCAGGTATGTTCCGGCCATTTGTTTATATGGCAGAACTACAGTTGCTAAAGAGAATGGGTTATATAAATGATACTGAGATAAAGAATATGATTAGAATGCTTGAGTCAGAAGACAAGGACAATCTTCATATGGTTACTTTATCCATTAAGAATTTTAGAGACCTGAGATTACAAGAGCATGGTGAGTACAGCAAAGTAAATCAAGCATATTGGAAGATTGCTAAAAACTATGCTCATGAGATACTTAATCATGAACTATTCATGCAAACAATGGCAGCTAAATAATGGCAAATGTAGTAGTAGAACACATAGTAAAGGAAATAAGGTTAGATAATAAGGACATAGAGATAATGAGTCCAAAGATTATAGCCGGCTATGTGATGTACAAATACAAGTGCAGTCCTTATTTAGCTAAACAAATTGCTAAAAAATTAACAGATGTTTACAGTAAAACTAGTTAAACGTGATGGTAAGTTGGTTTATCCTGATGACAAGTCAAAACTGAACTATCAAATCTTTTTAGACAAACTTCCTGAAGGTCAGAAAGTTGAAATGTATATTGGTTTAGCAGATGCTGACCACAGTGTAGCACAATTGGCTAAAGTGCATGCATGTATTAGAGAATTAGCCAAAGAATCTGGTTATACTTTTGATGAGATGAAAATGATTATCAAAAGACAATCCGGCCTATGCTATGATGGCGGAGATGCTGAGTACTGCAAATCATTTGCTGACTGCAGTAAAGATGAATTAGTTTTGGCTATTGAAGCTTGTATTCAATTAGGTAGAGAAAACTGGAATCTTAATCTGGCTTAGGAGCTACATAGCCTTCATCTGTAGGCTCTAATATTTCCTTTTCTAAATACAAGTTTGCATCTTTTGCTTGTTTTTCAATTTCTGCAAGTAAAATTGTAAGTGTGTGAAAAGATCTTTGAAGATCATCTAAGTCTTGATACTGTTTAGTCATGCAAGCTTTGATGTATTCTTCTGTATTTTCTTTTGGCATTTGACTGTACAAGTAAAAAGCAACCGCTTTTGTCATCAAGTAGAAGTTTTTATTAACTTGAATTGACACAATTGCATCATCTTTTAGCTCTTTGGTTTTAATTGCCATAACAAATTATTTTAAACAAATTTACTATAAATATGAAACAAACCTTAGATATTGAAGAGATTAAGTCTAAATTATCACGGAAACTAGAGGCATCTGGTTGGAGTGTTAAACTTAGAGGGTTTATCTACAGCAATGATTTTGATCAGTGTATCAAGGATTTAGCAAAACTATCTCAAGAAGGCTACAGATTTACCCCCACATTAGCTCAAATGTTTAGAGCTTTTGAGGAGTGTCCAGTGGATAAACTTAAAATAGTTATGGTAGGGCAAGACCCCTATCCAACTGTTGGAGTAGCTGATGGTATTGCATTTAGTTGTAGTAATACAGGCAAATTGCAACCAAGCTTAAAGTTTATTCTCAATGAGGTAAACAAGACTGTGTACAATGGGCATCCAGAGTCTTTGGATCCTGACTTAACAAGATGGGCTAACCAAGGAATATTGTTGCTTAATACAGCTCTTACAACTGAAGTTGGTAAGATTGGTAAGCACTATGAGATTTGGAGAACCTTTGCTAATTACTTGTTTGATTACTTGAATACCTCCTATACAGGATTAGTATACATATACATGGGTAAGCAAGCGCATATTTGGGCAGAAGATGTAAGTGATAACAATCATAAGTTCTTTTTGCCCCATCCGGCAAGTGCTGTGTACCAAAAGTTTCAATCTTGGGACAGTAAAGATGTGTTCAATGAAACTAATAAAATAATGCAAACTTTGTACAACACTAAAATTATCTGGTAATGGGAGAAGTATATGTAAGATTGTTGAAGATGGGCTTAGCTCCTAATACATTCTATGTTTTGCACTGTATTAGTAAATCTCTTATCCCTGCTGATTTTGTTAATGCAAAGATAGAAACCAAGAGATTGATAGCTGATAATTGGTTGACTGAAAGCTTGAAATTAACTGAAAAAAGCATTATCTTTATAGAAGAGATTGAGAGTTTCTTTAAAAAAACCAAGAAGAAAACTTCCACAGACTTAATGGGAAAAGACTTTGTAGACAACATCAAGGTGTTTGTTGAGCTATTCCCTAATAGAAAGTTACCCTCTGGCAAGTATGCAAGAACCACAGTAAAGAATCTTGAAAGTTCTTTTAAATGGTTCTTTGAAAACTACAGCTATTCTTGGGATACAATTCTCAAGGCTACAGATAAGTATGTTGATGAGTTTAGTGTAAGAAGTTACAACTATATGAGAACCTCACAATACTTTATCAGAAAACAAAACATAGATAAGTCATTTGAGTCTGAACTTGCTAACTACTGTGAAATAGTGGAGAACCAAGAAGATGATATAAATGATTCTTATTTCAAAGAAAGAGTAGTATGAGAATGTTAAAACTATTTTTAATTGCAGCAGCAGCTTTTATGGTATCATATACTGTGGTCAAAACACTGATTATACCTATAGCAATTGGGCAATTCTTATTAATTGAAATACTGATTTCTCTCTCTCATGCATACTATAACTATGCAAAAAAGAAGTTAAATTTAGTAAATCCAGTATAGATGTCAGAATTATTCAATGGTGCCAGGCCGTTACTGCCTGTAAGTGAAAGAGATGCTTTAAGAAAAGCTATCATGAAAATTAAAGCAAGAAGACAAGGTGATCTCAAGTCACTGATTAGTGCTTGGCCCAAGTTTAATGATGCTTTTTGTGATGGATTAGAATGGAGAACTATCACCATAGTAGGTGCTAGACCCGGTACAGGTAAAACTTTATTCATGGAACAGTTGATCAGTGATATCATTGAGCATAACCAAGACCAAGAATTTAGAATCCTGAAGTTCCAGATGGAAATGGTTGATGAAACCAACGGGGTAAGAAAATTAAGTCTGAATACAGGTGCTGATTACAATACATTAATGAGTAAGGGTGGCAACCCTGTAGATAAAGCAATTTTCTATAAATGCGTGGACTACTATGAAAAATCTGTTGAGAGAGATTTTATTAATGTAGTATATGATGCATGTACCACTGATGAAATGTGTGCTACCATCCATTATGAGATGGAAAAACACAAGAAAGAGGATGGTACATATACTAATATGCTAGTAACAATAGATCACTCAGCTTTATTTAGAGTAGGTAAAGGACAAAAAGACAAGTTTGAGATGTTGAATAGCTTGGGTGAAGCTCTCACCATGATGAAAAAGAAATATCCAGTTGCTTTTTTAGTTCTTAGTCAGCTTAATAGAAATATTGACAATCCTGATAGATCCAGAGATGGAGAATATGGTAACTATATTCTTGACTCTGATATCTATGGTTCAGATGCTTTGCTACAGCATGCAGATGTTGTAATGGGTATCAACAAACCATCTATTAGAAAGATAAGACAGTATGGACCAGAGAGATATATAATCAATGACGAGGATCTCTTGGTATTTCACTTTTTGAAATCTAGAAATGGTACCACCAGGATGAGCTTCTTTAAACTTGATAGGGAAACTATGAGGATTATAGAAGTTGACACACCTGCTCAAGCAACAAAGAAAATCACAATTTAAAACCCAAGTATGAGTACAAGAAAAGAAAGAGAAAAAGAATTTTTTGTCCAACACATGGACACATTCAGAACTCTTAAATTAACTGACCCATTCTTTATTATCAAGACTGCCTTCTTTCAGAAAGGTAAGTATGGTAGACAAGTTCAGTTCTTTGAATCTGAAATTGGTAAAGGAGAGGACATTTACATTGAGTTCTATGACAATGTTACTGATGAAAAGGGAACCGTTACAGATGTAACACCTTTCTCAAGTGACCGACAGTTGTTTAAGTACAAGTATAATCCCTTCTATGAAGAGGAGTATGAAACTAAGTCTGGTACAAGCTTTAAGGGTGATCCTTATATTTTGTACACAGTACCTATTTCTGAAATGATTGCTGTTCTTAAAGATGGTACTGAGATTACTCATGCCCTCTATGAGAAAAGAAAAGCTGAAGCTGAGGCAAAAGCAAAAGATGAAGAACTAGAACTTCCAAGACTACAGAAGAGTTTGTTTCCAGACTTTGAAATTGAATTTCCTCCTAAACAAGATGAGGATGTTTTTTATTCTGGTGAGGAATCAGCTTCTGATATTCTTTTAAGAATTGCCGTAGATTTTCAAAAACTAGCACAAAAACTTAAGTAATGAGTATAGTCCTTCCAACTAGAAAAGTGGGTCCTCAAAGAGTCAACCCCAAGAGATTAATCATCTATTCTAAACCAAAGACTGGCAAAACAAGTGCTTTTGCAGGTCTTGACGAGAATCTAATCATTGATTTGGAAAATGGTTCTGATTATGTTGAAGCTCTTAAGATTCAAGTAAGTTCTTTACAAGAGCTACTTGATGCTGGTAAAGCTATTAAAGCTGCAGGTAACCCATACAAGTTTGTTACAATAGATACTGTAACTGCATTAGAAGATATGGTTGGTCCTTTAGCTCTCAAGCTTTACCGTCAAACAAGCATGGGCAAGAACTATGATGGAGATAATATTCTATCCTTACCTAACGGTGCCGGATATTTATATTTGAGACAAGCTTTCTTTCAAGTTTTAGATTTTATTGATACTTTAGCTCCCCACATTATTTTGGCAGGTCACATCAAGGACAAGCAAGTAGATGATAAGGGTGAGATGGTATTGGCTGCAAACATTGATTTGACAGGCAAAATTAAAT